ATTTCGGTCTGGTCGGCACCGAACACCCAATGGCCGGTCTTGTCCATCTTGAGGATGACCATGCCGGCAGCGCCGACCTCGCTTTCGAGGCTGCGCAGGGCAGTGGTCAGGGACTGGACGGAGGGGAGGTTGCCGTTGCCGAAAGATACTACGTCGTTCATTGTACTGTCCTTTCTAGACTAGTTTACCTAAAGCAGCCGTCAGATGACGACCTACTTGTAACGACGCTGGGCGAGGATCATCCTCGGGTGCCAACGTGCTACCTGTTGAGACGGACACGATCAGGTCAGACGGCAGCGGGACATTGTGCTTCTTCAACACCTTCTCCATCTGCGCGGGGGACTTGGGGTCCGTCAATTGTTCGATATTAAGCCCTGCTTCGGTCAGGGTCGTCAAGACTTTTTTGTCGTCTACCCACTTGCGGGTGGCGCGCTTGGGCACCAGCTTCCAGCCCGGCACCTCGACGCCTGCTTCCAGCAGTTGCTGCGCCATGTCGCGGGCGTCCTTGATGTAGCCCACCAGCAGGTCGATCTGCCCCAGCGCCTCGGCCAGGCGGTCCACGTTGACCGTCTTGAGTGCCGTGCGGGTGGCGCGGGCGACTGCACCGCTGACCACCGGGCAGATCGTCTTGGCCGTACACCAGCGGCAGTGGTCGCCGGCTGCCAGTGGCGCGTCGGGCTGCTCGGCAGCGCGCACCGCCAGCATCAGGTCGGCCTCGAACTGCTTGACGCGGGCGGGCGTTGTCACCCAGCGCTTCACGTAGGGCGGCTGGACGATGATGATCTCGATGTCCTCGACGTCCTTGAAGGCCCATGCGGTCTTCTCGGTACGGAGCGCTGCGGCAACGTAGAACAGCCCCTGCGGGTTCTCTTCCGCGTCCACCGCGACGCCGTCGCCGAACTTCCAATCCAGCAGGATGCCGCGCTTGCCCATCCGGCCCACGACGTCGGCGGACCCGAACACGCCCGGCAGGGCGGCGCCGAAGCCGACGACCTGCTCGACGGCGTACTCCATCATCTTGTCGGGGTCGATCTCGTCAAGGGCGGCGAGTGCCGGAAGCAACTTGCGCTCCATCAGGTCGTCGGTCAGTTCGATGCCGTTGTAGGTGACGCCCAGGAACTCCTGCGGGTCCTTGCCCGTCTCCAGGATGGTGGCGATGGTGTTGTGCAGCAGCGTGCCGGTGTCGGCGTGAACCGACGACGGCTGCGGGGGCATGGTGCGGACGAGCGCGACGCTGCCGGGGCAGGCCAGCACGCGCTTGGCGGTCGAACCGCCGACGACGTTTGAGTGAGCAGCCATAGTGTACCTTTCTGTGTTGATGGCCCGACGCTACAGAATGTTTGTTGACCTGTCAATGATTGTTTGATACATAATGAGCATGGAACGCGAGATCGAACGATACTTTGTGTGGACCGTCCAGCGCATGGGCGGCGTCACATACAAGTTCCGCGCGCTGAACTGCAAGGGCGTCAGCGACCGCATCGCCTGCCTGCCCGGTGGGGCGACGTGGTTCGTCGAACTGAAAGCGCCCAATGGCCGGCTGTCGCCGCTGCAACGTAAGTTTGCGGAGGACATGCGGGCACGCAACCAGAACTACACTACGCTATGGTCAAAAACGGAGGTGGATGAATGGCAGCGTACTATAACGAGTTCGACCCTTATGCAGCCCAATGGCTGCGAAACCTGATCAAGAACGGTTTGATAGCGGACGGTGATGTAGATGACAGATCAATTCGGGGCGTGGCTGCGGCAGACTTGCGCGGCTACACCCAGTGCCACTTCTTCGCCGGTATCGGCGTCTGGTCCCATGCCCTCCGCCTTGCCGGGTGGGATGACGCCAGGCCCGTCTGGACCGGAAGCTGTCCCTGCCAGCCCTTCAGCGCCGCCGGTCAAGGCAAGGGCGTCGAAGACGAGCGCCACCTCTGGCCTGAGTTCCATCGGCTCATCGCAGAGTGCCGCCCTCCAGTTGTCTTTGGAGAGCAGGTTGCAAGCAAGGACGGCCTCGGCTGGCTCGACGCTGTATGCGCTGACATGGAAGCATCGGGCTACGCCATTGGGGCGGCAGATCTGTGCGCTGCGGGCATCGGCGCCCCGCACATCCGTCAGCGTCTCTGGTTTGTCGGAGAAAGGCTGGACGACACCACAGGCGCACGACACGCACGGGCGCTCGTTGGGGCAGAAGGAGAAGCATGGAACGAAGCACGGCTGCGCCTGCTTGGTGAGGGACGCGGACCTAGCGGGCTGGGCAACGCCGACGGTCCACGACACGAAGGGCACGGACTACAACCGATACACGGAAGCGGGGAAGGGCGAGAACAGGTCGGGGGCGCTACAGGATCAAGTGCAGTTGTCGGGTTGGCCGACACCACTGGCGGCGGACAGCCGGGGCCGGGCGGGAGCGGCGGCGCACAAGGACAGCGAATTGCCGAACGCGGTCTGCAAGGTCATCCACGATCAGCCAGCGCGACTAACGGCCACTGGCGAGATGCTGACTGGCTCCACTGCCGGGATGGAAAGTGGCGGCCAGTTGAACCCGGCACATTCCCGCTGGCTCATGGGGCTGCCGCCAGAGTGGGACGCCTGCGCGCCTACGGCAATGCCATCGTCCCGCAAGCAGCGGCAGAAGTGATCGGGGCCTACCTTGCAACTTAGACCCTACCAGAACGAAGCGGTCACGTTCCTGTACGAGCGTGACCGCGCCATGATCCTGGCCCCGGTGGGCGCGGGCAAGACCGCAATCACGCTGCGGGCGATGGCCGAGATGAAGCGCGACGGTCACGCCAGGCGCTGGCTGGTGGTGGCGCCCAAACGTGTGTGTACGGACGTGTGGCCCGTCGAGGTGGCGAAGTGGGCGCCGTCGCTGTCTTATTCCGTTGCCGTCGGCACCTCCACCCAACGCAAGGCAGCGCTCTCGTCTAGCAGTGACATCGTCATTGTCAACTACGACAACCTTGACAAGCTGCCGGCTGACCTGCCGTTCCAGGGCGTGGTGTTCGACGAACTGACCCGGCTCAAGAACCCGTCGGGCAAACGCTTCAAGGCGTTCTACAAGGTGCTGGACCGCTTCCCCGTCCGCTGGGGCCTGACCGGATCGTTCACCTCGAACGGGCTGGAGGACGTCTTCGGCCAGTGCAAGGTGGTGGACGAGGCGTTGCTGGGCCGCGCCAAGGGCGCGTTCCTCCAGCAATACTTTGTCTGCATCAACCGCGAGTTTGGCGATTGGCAGCCGCGACGCGGTGCCCTCGAACAGGTCATGGCGCGCATCCGCCCGGCGACATTTGTGCTGGAGCCCGGCGTCTACAAGGACAAGCTGCCGCCCTGCCACGTCGTCGAGATGCGCTGCGACATGCCCGACCGTGAGCCATACGAGAAGATGAAGCGCGACTTTGTAACAACGCTGAAAGGTACGGAAATCACCGCCCTGTCAGCCGCCGCCGTGACGAGCAAGCTGCAACAGATGGCGGGCGGCTGGGTCTACGACACGGTGACGGAGGCAATGGATACGGCGGGGGTCTTCAAGTCCTACAAGTTCGCGCACTGGTTCTCCCGGCACCGCTTTGACCTGCTGGATGAGATCTTGGAAGGCAACCAGCAGGACAACACGCTGATCGTCTACAACTTCGTCGAGGAACTGGCGCAGTTGAAGACCCGTTACCCGCACCTGTGGACGCTGGACGACGGCGCCGATGTGGTCGAGCGCTGGAACAAGGGGCAGATCCGGCTGCTGGCCGTCCATCCCAAGTCGGCCGGCCACGGGCTGAACCTCCAGTACGGCGGCAACAAGATGGTGTTTCTGTCGCTGCCGTGGTCGTTGGAACTGTACGAACAGACGGTCGGCCGCATTCATCGCGGGGGCCAAGACAAGGACGTGTGGGTCTACGTGATGCTGACCAACAAGACGATAGACGAGCGCATCTGGGCCGCCTTGGCGGACAAGCGCGCGATTTCCGACATAGCTTTAGAGGAGTTAAAGGGGTGAACTGGTTTCAACTTAACGCTGTGCTGCCGTTGAAGGACGAAAACCAAATACGGGCGATGTTGGATGAAGAGGTCAAGGTCCACAAGCGGCCCACCTTCATCGTCCGCATTCACCAGCGCTACACCATGCTGCGGGCGCAGCGGGAGCGTCAGGAACTGTTGGAGAAGGTCAAGTCGTGACCCGCGCGGCGCTGATCGAGGCGGCCATCCAGCATGTCAAGACTATAGCACCAAACTCTTACGAGGAGTGGGTCGGGCTCATCATCGACTTCACTTGCAGCGCTTGCGGAACGGATCCCACTCGCCACCCCGGCGAACGCAGTCCTGATACGCCTTCTCCTGTTCCGCTGTCATGCGTTTGGCCAGATGAGGAAGAAGGCTCTTGAACACAGCAGCGCCCAGACCGACCCAGAAGGTCGGCCGCCGCGCCACCAGATAGCCGCCAGCGCCGACGCCGACCAGCAGCGCGGCGATAGCGGCAATCTCCAGCCAGGTCATACCTTGGGCTGGTTCGGGACCATGTAGGTGACGACGGCGGTCAGGACCGCGCCAAGAATGACCGACACGCTGTCGATCAGGCTGGGCGTCACCCAGCCGGTCGAGATGCCGAACAAGCCGATGAGGGCCACAAGGCTGGTGATGAAGGCAGCTACGGCCTTATGTGCAGTCATGTTATTCACTCCGGGGTTAAGAAAAGTTTGCGTTCAGCCTCACGGCGGCGGGTCAACCCCGCCAACGCGCGGCCATGAACCTTGTTCCACATCAGGAATGCTTCGGCAGCGCCCTTGACGTCACCCGCGTTCAGGCGCCGCACAACCGACGAGCCCGCAAAGTTGCCGGGACCGATGTTGTAGCAGAGGCTGACCATCGCGGAGAACTGGTTGGGCGTCGGCTTGACGGTGACGGCCTTATCGACCGCCTGCTCGTACTTGCCCAAGTCGCGGGCCAGTATCTTCTCGGCCTCGGCGGCCGTGATCGTCATGCGCGGCGTCACCTTGGGTTCGCCGGCTGCCGACGTGTGGCCGTAACCGATGGTGTCCACGCCCGCGCTGCACTTGTACGCTTTCAGGCGAAGGCCCTCAAAGCTCTTGATCAAGTCCAGACCTGCGGCGTTGACCTTCACGTCTTGTCGGCCTTCTCGTTGACGCGGTCGAAGAGGCTGTTCAGCGTGCGGTCCACCTGGGCGAAGCCGGTGCGGATGTCGTTCTTGATGTCCGCAACGGCCGACTTGAAGTCGTCCTTTTGGACGTAGTTCAGCGGGATCTTCCGCACGTCTTCGTCGAGACGGTCCAGACTGTGGTACACCCGGCTCAAAACCCACCCACCCGTAACACTGACAGCCCCTACTGCGAGGTTGAAAAGCACTTGGTAGTCCACCGTGTCACCTCGTAGGATATTCGTATGTACGACCATACGCATCAGTCAAAAAGGCGTTTGGATTGTCTTCGCGGGCCTGAGCCATCGTATTGGCTACAGTGCCCGTTGCAGTCAAACCGGGCTTGGACGGACGCGGCAGTTCTCTTACGCCAGCCTTAACAGCGCTTGCGACTTTAGCGGCTTTCTTGACCGGCGCAGGCGCCGCAGGCATACCCGGCATCTGACGAACGGGCGCGGGCTTTAGCTTTGTCTGCATCTCTTTAAGCGCTTTGGCGGCCAGCTTAGGATCTAGCGCCTCAAGCGACATTTCAGCAATCGCCTTGTCGCTCAGTTTAGCGCCAACCAATCGTTTGACCATGTTGAACAAGGTCATAAAACGATTGAGCCAGCTTCCGGTGTTAGGCGTTGCGAACACGTCGCTAACGACGCCAGACGCGCGCTCACGACCAAACTTCTCCAAATCTTGCGTAAGGTTCTTATTGAGGCGTTCGGCGTCGATTGCTTTGATAGCGTTAATGTCGTTCTGGTTAAGTACGTCCTTAAACTTTTTAGACGTTGACGACCAGTTCAGCGCTTTCGTGATAGTGTCTCGCTCGTCCTCAAGCGCTTTGGCAAAAGCGTTGAAGTCCAAATCTGTCGTGCCCCGTTTTGTCGTGGGAGACAACTCGTCAAAAATAAACGCCGCCGCATCTGTACGGTTGATGGGCTTGCTATACATCTCAAAAAGTTCTTTGGCCGCCTTGCGTTCCGGCGACCGATCTCCATACCACTTTTCCATCTCTTGGACGGTATTCCAGAGTATCCGGTTTGACTGCGCGGCGGCCGGGTTTTTGACATTAGCTTTATACTCCGCCTTCATCTCTTCAATGATGTCGGACAGATACTTGCCGTTGTACTCAGCCGTTGTAGCGGGCGTTGTTACATCTTTGTATATGGGCCGGAAATCTGCGGTAACGCCCGCCTCTACGCGGTTTGTAGCCGCCGCGCGCGTTTCACCTGTAACCGCCACCCGTCGTTCGCTGCGCGCGTCAGCAGCGGCTTTTTTCGCCGCCGCCGCCACTTCAGGGCGGCCCAACAACTCGCGCAGCGCCGCGTCTTCTTTGAGGAAAGACTTATCGGCAGCCTCGTAAAAGGGATCGGCCATAGCTGCGCGCTTATCGACTGCTGCCTGGCGTTGCGCAGGAGTGCCTTTGATATTGGCAATCGGCGCTTCGATAGCCCGCTTGGCTTTTGTCGCTTGTTTAGCCGACGCCGCGCCGCCCCGTTCAGCCAGACGTTGCTGCATTGCAACGTATTCTGCCGCGCCTGTAGACGCAGCGGCTTCGGCCGCCGTACGCGGAAACGAACTTGGTTTTTCCAACGACGCGATAAGCGCGTTTACGTTCTGGCCTTCGGTGATGTCTGCCAACGCCCGCGCCTTTGGCCCGGCCAACACGCGGCGTCCTGTCGTCTCCAATTGCTGCACGACCTTGGGTAACAAATTCGTAGCAGTCTGTACCGCAGCGCCAGTCTGGGCGGGCACCATACGGTTGATCTGTTGGCCCGCAGCGCTCACGCCTTTGCCCGCCAGCGTAATCGGATCAATAGCGTTCGCCACTGCGCCGACTTTGCCGCCGACACTTGTCAAACCAGCAGCGCGCGCGGCGCCACCGACACCCGTTACGACGGTGGCGAGATCACCCAGAAAGCCTACCGGGTCTTCGCGCAGCGTGCGGCGGATCTTTTCGGCGCTGCCCCAGCGGTCGGCAATGACGCCACCAAACGCGGCAGCTTTTTCCGACGCCGCTGCGGCGGCTGCCGGATCGCTCAAGCTATCAAGAAAATTAACGCTACCTTGCGGCAGCGCTCCGTTGCGTTCAGCCAGAATAGCCGCGTTGCGAATGCCGCCCGCACCGATGTCGGCCATTGACGAGATGGTTTCGATGGGGTTGGTAACGGCTTCGTAAATGCCGCCGGCTAGGTTGGCAGCGCTGCTAGGAATGTTGGCCACTGTGGTCGGCAAATCGGTAACCACACCAGCAGCCGTTTCTGCATAGGATGGCTCTTGCAAACCAATTTTTGAGGTAAAATCCTCAAACGGCATGTCAGAGTAAAATTTGGCATGAAACTTTTCAGCCAGTTCAGCGTCCGTCAAGTCATTATACTGCGGGTATTTAGCCCGAATATCATTAATGCTTGCCATGTTACCGAATACCTAGAGGGTCATTTTTTTTATCCGCAGGTGCGTTTTGCTCAGCCGCGCCTGCGCCTTCAAGCGGCGCGTAAAATTGCGTGTCGCCCCATTCATTTTCGTATGCGTCTCGGACTTGCGCCTCAAGCCGTAATATATCGTTGGCGATGACGTTCAATTGATCATCAAGAACATCCGCATCCATTGTATCAAGATCAAGATTGGCAATGGCATCAGACACAAGTTTCCATTCTTGCACAGCCATGTTACCAAGTTTGCCCTGAAGTGACGCCGCCGCGCGGCCAAGCGTAGCGACAGACCCTTTCAGGTTCTTGTACTTGGTCTGAAAATCATACGCGCCGCTGAAATTGGACACGACAGGAATGTTTGGTGTGTTGGCCATAACCACGCCTGTATTCATAGCCTTTTGGTAGCCCGTCGTGTTCTTGAGGTCAGACACGACACCGTTAACTTTTTCCAGTTCGCGCAATGCGTTCTTGGCCGCGCCGTAATCTGTAGCCTGTACAGACTTCTGCTTGTTGTATGTCTGTGATCCAGGAACAGCTTCAACGCGCTGCTTTTCTGGGTTCCACCGCTCGCCTTTTTGCAACTGCACAGGCGGCGCTTCACCGGAAACAACGGCGGCTTTTTGAGCGGCTTCTGCGGCGGCCTCTTGCTCTCTAAGACGTATAGTGGCGGCTTCATACGCCGACATAGGTTTCGGTTGACCGGCAGCGGCGAGTTCTTGCTCGTACTTAAGTTCGGCCAACTTTTGTTGCCGGTCCTGAACACTAAATGTCTGCCCGCGCTGAATAGCGGACAGCGCTTCTTGCCCTGCGGGGCTGGACGACAGAGAACCAATCAACGCGGCTTGGATCTCTTCTATCGGCTTGCCATCCAAAGCCTCAACGTACTGAAGCAGACCGTCTTGGTATTCCGCCGGCGCAAGACTGAGCGCGGTTCTCAAGTCGCCTGTCTTGTACGCGTGCGCGTAGGCCGGAAGCAGTGCCTTGACGGCGGCGTCTTCCTGCGCCTTTGCGGTTGCCTTCTCATCTTCCGCAGCCTGCGCCTGTCGAGCCGTCTCGATCTGGTAAATGTTCTCCGCGCCTCGCACGCGCTGGTTCATCAGCGCGTTCACGTCCGGCATGGACACGTTCGCGAAGGCGTTGCTGACAATACTGGGGTCGAGCGGCATATGTCACCTATCAAAGAGTGGGCTGTACGTAACCTGCGGGCGGCGCATAGCCCAAACTGCTACCAGTGGACGGCGTGATGGACTGCAAGTAGTTCATGTACGGCTGGTTGGCGTAATAGCTGCCGATGCCTTGGCCGGCTGAAGTGAACGCATTGCCGATGGCGGAGCCTGTACCGGCCGCCAGTGCCGCGTTGGCGTTGCCGCGCTGCGCGGCAAGTTCGGCAAGCGCCGCGCCGGACGACCCGACGTTGGCGGCCTGCCCCACAGCCGCTGCCTGGCCCTGACCCGACAGGTAACGATACGGGTCCATGCGCGCCTCGCGCTGGGTGAGATAGCGGCTGAAAGCGTTCTCGTACTCGGAACTGGCGAGGTTCTGGCCGTACTGCTGGATGCCCTTGAGCGTGCCGCCCGACTGAAGCAGACCGCGCGCCGCTGCCGACCGTTCCAAAGCCTTCATGCCCTCGGCCATACGGAAGTTGTACCCCGGATCAGCTTGGAACTCGGCCATGCCGAAATCTTTGTATGGGGCCATTTTCTGGTACTCGGCCAGCGCGTTTGTGCCCGCCTCGACGTAGGGCTTGGTAAGCGCCAATTGTTGCGCCAAGGCTTGTTTCTGCAACTTGGCGGCCTTCTTGGAGGCCTTCTTTTGCTCGTCGGCCGCCTTGTTGCCACCAAAAATGCTGGCCCCCGCGCCTATAATCGCAGAACCGGCGATTACACCTGATACTGGATCGGGCATAAAGAAAACTCCTTCAAGTAAACGTCCAGTGGCTCGCCGTACAAGTGCATGACCTTCACGGCGTCTTTCATAGCAGTTGCGTGGCCCTTCGTCAAAAGGACAACTAATAGCACCAGGTCATAGTACCCAGCGCGCCAGATGAAGGACCGGGCGTCCGCCTGACCAGCGCGTTCGGCGTCGTCCGACGCCTTCCACTTCATCACCAGCAGCGCCAGCCCGGTCTGCAAAGCCTGAAAATTGGCGAGGTAGAACGGATTGGCTGGCATGCTGATCAGCGAGGACCAGATGACCGCGTCAAGGTCCGGCCGGGTCACCGGGTCGCCGTCCGCCACGTCGTCCAGCATCTGGATCATGCGCCAGATGTCCATGAGCCAGCCCGCCGCTTCGGGCGGCAGGTCCAGGTTCTCAAAGTGGACAATCAGGGATTGCGCTGCCTCATCCACTACGTCACCTCACGGCCGGACACCCGGATGTTGATGGCGCTCGCCGTGCCCGCAAGGGTCGAGATGAACCCGGACGGTCGCAGCACATGCCCGACCAGTTCGGGGAAGGTGTACGTCTCGCCCGCCTGCAACGTCTTGGTCTTGACGATCAAGTTGTCGTTACCAGCCGTGCTGGCGCCCGTCACCAGGTTCACGCTGATCGTGGCGGCGCTGGCCGAATAGTTGGTGGCGGTAAACTTGTCGATGATCGCCGTGACGCCGGTCGCGGTGTAGACGGTTGACTGCGAGTTGTTGGCGGTCTGTGCGGGGACAAGAACTGTTACGGTGACGGTCACGATGACCTCCTAAGCGCTGATATTGTCAGTGACGGTGAGGATGACGGATGGGATGGCAGGATGAACGGCTGACGCGGGGTCGGCAAATAGCGACACGGCCAAGTCCGACACCTCCCACATAAGTTCAAAATAGTCGCCTGCGTTCATGTCAAGCAAGAAGTTCCACGCTGCGACCGCTTCGGCGTTGTTGCCTTGGAGACGCAACGTCGTGGCTGAATTTGCCACATCCGTACCGTTCTTGCGCAGCCAAACCCAGACGTTATGCGTGCCGCCCGCTGTGTTAACAAACTGTGCTGAGAACTGGATGTTGTAGACGTTGTGCGTGTCCACGTACACCCGCGACGTTGGCGTCCCGATATACACGCCTTGGGTAATGTCGGTCGA